GCATGTTCAGCATAACTGTCTTTCACGGCCCCCATCCGCTGGTCTTTCTGTTCAAGACCAAAGAGACATTCGAGGCGCAACGGTTTAACCCCCGGCTGAAGTGGTGGAGCATCACCGATGATTTCGGACAGCACGGCGATTTCAATACGCTCTTGATTACCGGCGTTTGCTCCGAGGACATGGAGCAGTCAAAACTCGCCACCATAGAACGCAGCCTGCATGTGGCGCGCATTCAGGCGCAGACAGACACGCGCGGGCGCGCTGACCCTGCCTTGCAGCATCTCTACCGTGGGAGTGGCCCGGCGATGATCGCGCCAGCGGGCCTCAATGGCCGGGGAATGATGTAACCCTATCGGTGGCCCTTACCGCCCCCGCCGCCGAATAGCTGCTTCTCCAGATGCTTGGAGGCCCCTTCGGGGTCTTTCTGCAAGAACTGCTGCATCAATTTCTGCTGCTGCGCTTCCCGCTCGCGCAGCCGCAACTTGGCGACTTCCTTGTTCGGCAGTTGGGTATTGTCGATCACGTACTCGGCATCCACGATGCCCTGCTGCTTCGCCGCCATCACAAGCTGCGTATTCTCATCGGAGAAGATCGGCGAGGACGAATGGCTATCGACGGTAATGCGCCAATCGTCGGGCAGGTCGCTCAGCAAGAAACTCGATTCGTTGATCTTCTCGATATCATCGCCCTGATACCAGAAGAACTGTTCTTCCTTCATTTCGCGCAAGGAAGCCGTCAAGTCGGCACACTCCGCGCAATTACGTTCCACGATCAGCGCCCGATCGCGCAAAGTCGGAGAAGCGGTTTTCATCAGCATATTAGCATGACTCCCGGCCCTCACGCCCTGCTCACCTTGACCGGTCATGATTGGTGGGTAGCCCTGTAATTTATTGATCAGTTGCTCGAGCCATTCCAACAGCGGCAGGGCTTCCGGCGGAACCTTGGGCGTGAGGTCGTTAACCTGTGTTCCTTGCCCGAGACTCCCGTATCCCGCTCCGCGGAACTGGGCGTAGAGTTCGTCGGTAATGGCGTTTTCACCGGAGAAGAAGATCAGCTTATCGACCTGCATTCCATACATGCGTTTGAGGTCGTCCGCCCAAGTAGCTAGTAGTGCCTGCGGTTCGATCAAATCCACCAATTCGGAGCGCCCCCAGAACCAATCCGACGTCTCGTTGGGCTGGATCTTGCGATAGGGCTGAAGCTGAGAGCCGGAGCCCAAAAGATTGGCTTTCTTAAACGTCACCTTCCCATCGTTAAAGGGCGTGATGATGATGTCGGGCTCGATCTTCTGGATCGTGGTGTAGTCGTCCTCGTCCTTCACCCACAATTCGTGCATCTCCACCAAATCAGCCGCAACCACGGGGCCCATGATGGAGAAGTTCGGATCATTGTTGAGTTGGACGATTCCCCCAGGAACGGGGGATACCATGCCCTGTACGCCGGTATTGATTTGCGATGTCGAAAGCACTTGATGGAAGAAGCTGTTCGGCTCTCCGCTCATCTCGCCATGCTTGGCGTGTGCCATGATGCGCTGAAATAGCTTTTCCGAATTCGGCATCTTCCAGATGCGGCGCCATACTTCGGGGGGCGTAAGCCTGACCGTCTCACAAAGAATTTCCTGCCGGTCTAGGCGGGTTTCACTTTCGTTATAGACGCCGAAATTCCACGGCATCACGAGCTTATCGTAATAGATCGGGTGCTCATGCCCAGGCTTGCCCTCCATCTGCACCCACTGCTTTAAGAGCGTGCAGCCATATTTGAGGGAATCAAACACACCGCGGGCAAAAGTGATGTCGGTGCCGTTGCGTTCCCAAATTCGGGTGACGCCCTTGGCCGCCTGCGCCGCTCTCTCATAAATCTTCTTGGGGTAAGGCCGCTCGAAATCCATGGAGAACTTTAGTTCGACCGGGCTGAATAGGTGGGCGGCGGTCCTATCCAGGCTCATGTGCAGCATATTGATTAATGCCTTGGTACCGTCGTAGCGGCCGGTTTCGGCCAAGGCATTCATGGTCCGGTAGAACGATTGCCGCATCCCGACGCTAACGCGGCACGCTTGGATCCATTCATCCGTCGCTGTGAGGAGCTTCTTGGGATCGGTCGGGACGCCGCCGGGGATCATGACTGTTTAACGCCTAGGATGTTCGCGCCCGCACTGGGATTGATTTCATGCAGGATTTGGTTACCGCGCCGCGGCATGACCCCGGTATGTGCCGCCATGGCATACTCCCGCCCACTCGCCCCGAACCCGAACTGGCCGCCGCGGGCATTGAGGGCGTCCATCTGCTGGGTCACGGCATTGTTCACCGGCATGGCGGCGCTCTCTCCGATCTGCACATTGTCGCGCATGTTGGTGATCTTCATTTCGCTCATTTCGGAAGCCGGGACGCCTGCCATCTCCGCGGCAACGTGCATCCGGTGCTCGGAGGCTTTCTCCATGTCTCGGTAAACCCTGTCGGATATCGTTGAGATGGCCGTCGGGGTCTTAATGAACGGGGCGGAAATGACCGTCACATCCGGCCGTTCCGCGGTATGACCGCACTTAGGGCAGGTGGCAAAGAAATCGGTATCGGTGCGGAACTTCTCTGCACATTGGGGGCATTGCAGCCGAATCCGGGTCGCCATCAGTAACGCCTTCCCTGACTATTGCGCCAAGACGACCGCATGATTTGCCGCTGCGCGTTAAGACGGTCCATCTTCTTCGACTTGAAGAAATTCTCAAGGTTATTCTGGTTAAACAAGGCAACCTGATCCACAATACTTAGGCGTTCCTTGGCCGCCTCAGACTGACGGGTTCTCCGCTGCGCCACAAGGTTCGGGAGCATCTTGGTTTCCCAAGCGTGGGCCGCTAAGGCCAAAGCCACCACCCGGTCGTCCTTAAGATGTCCCTGGGCTTGGATCCTGTCCCCCTCTCGGGTGACCTTCTTCATCTCATCAATGGCCGCCATGGAGCGAATGCGCAGCTTCCCATTGGAGACAAAATCCCTCATCCGCTCCATGAGTTGGACCTTGGTCCCGATATTCGTCTTGAAGTGGTAGTTGTACCCCGCCCCCATAGAATCGATCCGGTTATAGATATACGTCCGGACATTGCGGAATACGTCCGCTAAGCCCTTTTCAGTCGAACCGGGGGCCCTCGAATGGTCGATCTTAAATTTAAGCTCCTTCAGGGCTTGGAAAACCGCACCCCCAGGGCCGTTTAGCTCGAGGATATAGCGAATCTCGGCCCGTCCTTGGCCGTACCATCCCAGAAGGGCGGCAATGACCCACGAGAGCTGGTAGGTGGTGATCAGGGGCCAGGAGTATTCCGCCACCTGATCAATACCGTCGGCATAACAGCGCAGGACTTGCAGGCAAGAGCGGTCGTTCTCCTCGTTCTCCCCATAGGCAGGATCACACCCCATGACGTAAACGCCGTCCGGGTGCGGTTCCTCCCACACCTTCAACTCGGTCATCCTGGGATTTTCGGCGGGGTACACCCGCATATCGGCAAATTCAGCCCCGACCCAGAACATATACGGCTTGTATTTATTCGAGACGAAATTCTTGGTCAGATCCGTAAGTTTTTCTTGCGCAAAAAAGGCTGCTCCAGTTTGCTGGAACGCTTCATCTTCGGTCCAGGGCTGTTCCTGGATTCGTATAGGATTGCCCTCGAACTCCGGGCCAGTATCCGCATCTCCCGACGCCGACGGATCCATCTTTCTACGGATCCACGCCAATTGCTCCACACTGATCTCAAAGCCATACTGCTCTCTCACCTGTCTGATCTTCTCGATTTCCTTTGTGGTTGGGGGAGCAACCCCATACATGGAAAAATCCAGCGCATCCTTTTCAATCCGCTGCGAATCCTTGCACCACCAGCCGAGAAAAATGCACTTCTTGTGCATCGGGTCGTTGCGGGCTTCGGTCCATAGTTCATGCCAGCGGTTATAGCCGCGCGCCGTAGACTCCCGGATATAAAGCCGATCAGGATTGACGTCCGACAGCGATTGCTCGAAAGCCTCCAAACCCTCATCGTTATCGTAAGAGCAAAGCTCAGACAGGGTGGCCAACGCCAAGCCCACCGATCGCCCGAGCGTACCGCTGGTCTTGGACTTACGGACACCCGCCGACATGAACAGCACCTTGGAATCGTTGCTGAGTGTCAGACCGGCTCTATTATTAGCCTTGATGCTAGGGAACTTCAGGCTTTTTGGTAAGTCATTGATCATGACCTCCAATTCGGCGCGGGCTTCCTGCTTGTTTTGATCCGTGTCAAAAACGATCGCGCCCTTGAGGCCGGGGAACATGCCCTCAAAGAATATGATTAACGCGCGGACAAGAGTCGAAATACCTAGCTGCCGAGACTTGAGAATGTAGATGTCGTGAATATCCGCTTCTAGGGCGTCGAATATCTGAGTAATGGCGTAGCGTTGCCCCCAGTATAGGCTCTCACCTAAACTGACACGACCCAAGTCTTTACTGTTGATGATAGATTTGTTGAGGAAGGCGTAAAACGCCTTCTCCACCATCTGCCTTTTAGCTTTAGACCAGCCCGCCATGCTGGAATAATAAGGCGATTGTTACCGCTTCGCTACCCCGAAGGCCGACTGGTTCCTCGCCTCGTTCTCGAGCCTAGTCACCG